TCAGCCATCAGCTTGTTCTTGCCCATGCCATACATTAATCCTAAGTTAATAGTTTTTGCTTGTTTACGTTCAATGCCAGCCATGTCCGCGATCATCTGATGGAAGTCAGCGTCGCCTGAATTGTAGCCGTCAACAATAGTTTGTGTTCCTTCTAGCTTTAGTAGAGATGCAAAGTGCACAACGATACGTGGTTCTTGCTGACTGTAGTCAAAGCAACCCCACTTGTGGCCCTCTTCTGGTATAAACAATGACCGAATCAACGGTCCGAGTTCCTTGTGTCGTGCCGGTATTTGCTGCAGGTTCGGGTTAGAATAACTAAATCGTCCTGTCACTGTACCGCCGTCATCACTACGAATTTGATTGATATCTGAGTGTATACGTCCTTTATGATTGTGTTTTAATATCGTATCAATAAACGTAGTGTTGGCTTTGTTAATCTCTCGAGCTTGATTAATTAGTTTTGGTAACTCAGCAGGATGAGTCGCCAGGAAATTTTTTGTAAATGATGGTGCACCTTTTTCTGTTCTGTCGTATGGCAAACCAACCTTATCAAATGCTGTAGCGATAGAAGCTGCTGCCCATATCTCTACATCAAAACCTGCTATCTTTTTTATATCGCGGTGCATTTCTTTTTCTGCGTCAACCAGTTGTGCTTTTGTTGCTTCTGCTTTTGCAACGTCAACGCGTACACCTTTAAATTTCATATCGACTAGACACGGAAATAAATTTGTTTCCATATTAAATACGTCCCACAAATCTTGTTTAGATATTTCGTGTTGTAGTGCATGCCATAACTTTAATGTTACAACTGCGTCTTGTTCTGCGTACTCACCAACCAATGGCGCCGGCAGTCTCCACATCTCTGACTTAGGATTGATGCCCCATTCTTTTGCTGCTTCTTGTAATATCTTTTCGTTCTTACCCATGCCTACATATTCTCTACCCAATGCGTTTAGTGCGTAGCCCCATCTGTTTTCATTTATCAGTGATGCTGCTATCAATGTGTCAATGATACCACCACGAATTTGAAAACCCATAGAACGTATCCAGGATACATCGTACATTGCATTGTGAAATATTTTTGTAGCGTCGGTGTGTAAAACTTCTTCGAACCAATCCAGGACTAATGCGCGGTCCATGTTCCCACCACCTTCGTGATTGATTGGAAAATAACCTGACCATCCTTCTACTGCAACTGCAATACCAATAACTTCACCGTCACCACGTACAGAACCAGATCCCATTGTTAATAAATTTGGATCTCTTGTTTCTAAGTCGATTGCAATTTCTTTGCGGTCAGATAAATCTGGTAAGTGTGTCGGTGGAACCCATTCTGTTTCGGGTTTAAACATTGGTACCTGTAACGGTTTATTCATGCCGCATATCTTTCTTTGTTTTCAGTTTTAGTTTTTTCTTTGTGACAGTTCTTACATAAAAACTGTAAAATAGCATGTTTTTTATGGTACTCTGCAAACTCATTGTGTATTTTTTGATCTTCTCCATACAGGTAATACCAATAACGAGCTAGATCAGTGTTAATACCAGTAGTTTTTAAAAAAGACAAAGGTAGCTTAGAACCTTTTACAATTAATTTACCCAAATAATCGTCAGCATATTTTTTTTCAATTTTAAAATTGTCAACTATTTCTGTAAACAAAGGCTTAACGTGATCAGCTTCAGCTTCTTCATATTTTGTTGTTTGTTTACACACATTACAAACTTTGTTTGCATGGTCATATTTAAAATCGCACATTTGTTTAATAATGGCTCCTCTAAAAGCATTGTTTAAATTTAACTTTTCGTTCCAAAGATAACCAGTTCCAAAACAACTAAAATTATCTTGATTAATAGCGTCAGTAAAACCTTGATCGTTAGTAGCCTCTAAATGTAAAACTTCAACACCATTATTAAAATAACCATTTGGTTTAATACAAAAAGAAACAACCGGCCTTGACATAAATTTGTAAGATACATAATCGTCCCAACAATCAAAATAATTATTAATTAAAAAATCAATGTCATGTTTTTTTATGTGTGTGCTTTCGTCCAAAGGCATACCCCATTCATGTATAGGAGTTTTTTGAACAATCTCTCTCCAATCTTTACGACAAGCTCCCTTAGTTTTATAAAAAGTACCATTAAATAATTTGTATTTACTCATAATCTCTCTCTATTATCATTTCTATATAATGTATTGCTTTCTCTAAATCTTGCTTGCCGCTGCCCTTATGAGGGTGTCTCATAATATACTTTATAGCATTTCCCTCGGCGAATAACAACTTGTTTTTATTGATGAATTCCGCGGGTTGTATCTCGTATCGGTTGTAGTGACTACCACCGATTTGTTTTTTTAACGACTTCATAGCACGTATGCCCTTTCATAATTTCTTGGTTCTAGTATGTGTAAGTTTTCTTTTGCTCTTGTTACTGCTACATAAAATAACCTGTGTAGCTCGTCTGGTTCCCGATCGTTTTGATCAACACTAGACTTAGTAATATCAGGAAGTAATAATACATTATCCGCTTCACCTCCTTTCGCTCCGTGTATAGTTGACATTGTAATTCGTGGTGTTTGCGAAATCTTTTCTTTGTTCGCTAACATGTTTCGTATGTAGTTCTCCGTGTTTGTATCTATCTTTGTAAATGCTTCGTACCAAACTTTATTAGTTTGCAATCCGTGTTCCGCGATGCAGTCTTCTTGTGTATATGTCAAATCATTGTTCATCGTTTTACCGGTGCGGTAACCACGTGTTACATTGTCACCAAGATAAGAATAAATATTTTTTATTTGTATAACATTTAACATACTACCCTTTGACCATTCTTGCCAATGTTGTATAGCCATCAATAAATCTACAGGTATGGAGTTTCGTCCTTTGTGAGAAAAATACCATCCTTGCAATTCACACAAATCTTTTACATCATCTAAAAAATAATTTGCAGATGCTAGCACTAACCATTCGCCTTCACTCATGTCAACTTGTGTAAGGTCTGAATACCTGTTCAATTTACCAGTGGCTTCACGTGGCTTGTATGTTTTGTCAAAACGATTGTTAACTCGTTCGATTATACTTTGTGATAACTCGTGTATAGGTCCACCAGGTATACGGTAGGATTGTTTTAATGTGTCGATCTGATCTACTTCTTCTTTAAGAGCGATAAAAGAATCAACGTCAGCACCAGCCCATTTAAATATAGCTTGATCATCGTCCCCTGCAATGTAGGTCTTGTCAGCTTTCGACCAAAGAGACCTGACCATTCGCCACTGCAAAGGTGAGAGGTCCTGTGCCTCGTCAATAAATAATACGTCAAAAGATGGTGATACATCTTGTTCAACAAATCTTTGTAACATGTCAGCATAATCTATCATTCCTTTCTCTTGTTTATACCGCTTAAGTTCTCGCTCTATTAAATACAATGTATCGCGTTCAATATCAAGATAGTGATTGTTATCGTCATACAAATCCATAACCTCGCGCTCTGTGACTCGAGCTTTGTTTATCATTGATAGATATTCATTATCAGATGTAAATGTGCCATCAGAATCAGAATTTGTTGCGTGCCGTAGTCTTATGTTGATACCAACCTTAGATCCAAAGTCTTTGTAGTCACGTGTCTGCATAACTTGCTCACGTTTTACACCTAATGTTCTAAATGCTAGTGAGTGTAATGTTCTAAAGAAAGGTAGATCGTCTTGTGCGTCAAGATTAAATTTTTCTGCAGCTCTGCCTGATGCTTCTTCTGCAGCTTTACGTGTAAAAGAAAAGTATCCTATTCTTTTAGAATCAACACCGGCTTTTAAAAACTGATCTACTAAATCTAATAGTGTAGTTGTTTTACCTGTACCCGGTGGTCCTAATATTATTGTTTTCATTTATCTATACACAATCCGTTGTCTAAAACTATTTTTTCATCTGTTTCAATCCAGACTCTTGCACCACAAGATAAAGGTTTGTCTTTAGCGTAAACCACTTTAGACGGGCCTTGTATGTCCACCTCGTGTGCATAGTTATTTGACTTGTAAGTTTTGACTGTCAATACAGGTTCGTTAGTGTTGTTCTTTTTATTGCTTCTTATCTTATGCATATTTACATGTATTATTTTTTTCATTAAAACGGTGACTCCTGATAAGTTACTTTACTTACACTAGAACCATTGTCCTTCAT